ACATCGAGCACGTTGGAGTTATTGATATACAGGTAATCATTCACGCCGTCAAAGCTCAACGCCGTTTGACCTTCGGACAGTATCCCCTCTGCAAGTCCTGGACGCACGGCATCGGTCAATCCGGTTGCCAGTGTGGAGTCGCCATAGTTTCGATAGACACCGGCGCCGGTTGTATCATAGTCGATGGCGTCTGCAAGTCTCCATTCCGCCGAAGGCTGCGGAATAGATCCCCACGCTCCACCTGTCCAGTCGATATAGTAGCTCACACCGTCATCGACATAATGCGTAGCTCCATAAACCAAAGGAACAATGAGACAATGAAGCAATGCAACAATGTAAGGGCGAATAATCATTCGCCCCAACCACCGACAGCTATTCATTCTCCCTCCTCAATCCAACCATTTTCAATCAGCCAATCCTTGACCTCGCTAACCGGAATCAGCAGCGCATTCAGCGAGTCTAACACCGCCCGCTCGTCATCTGTGAAGTGAACATTTCCCTGCTTATCGAACATCACCTGCGCTGAGTCCGGCTTCCAAATCGGCTCTGACACATTCCAGCCGGATTCGGCTATAGCAGTATAATCCGTTAATGATGTAACGGCGAAGTAACGCACCACAACTGATGCAGTTAGGTTTGTAAACAGGATGAGTATCAATCCTGAAAATGAAAGTATTTTCTTCATTTTAACCTCTTGTTGTAAAGTTCTAAATCGGCAGGTGCGTGATTTATTACGCACCTACCGGTTTATAGTGTGTATTATAAACACCTTAATACTACTTTGTTTATGTAGATGTTGTGATATTTCCCAATCAAATGTAATGTCGGAAATATCGCGTAGGGACCAATTTAACGAGCTCTTTTGTATAAGTTGTTGTGGCTCAATAAATTGGCTCCTACGGCTGTTCATACTTAACTAGGTAGTATTAATGCTCACAGATTAAACTCCAGTTAACTGTGCAAGTATCAGCTAACTCACTTTCAAATACAAGCCGGACATACCCACCAATAAGCAACCTTAATGGATACGCCCAGCAGCGCGCCGTATCGCTGACCGGTTCGAACCTCCATTTACCATAATCATGAAGATTGAATGCGCCGTCAAAGATAAAGATATTCGAGCTGTCTCCATTCCATACAGCTTGCGAAGTCGTGTCGAATACGCATTCAAAATGCGCATTGCTGATACCGGCAGAATCACCCTGTCCCCACATTGATAATTTTAGGAATGCAGTGAAATATTCCGGGTTAAAGACGCTGATGTTCCTGTTAGCATTATCCGTGGCGTTAGGCGAATAGCCGATCTGCATCCAGGCGGTAGTGAGGGAATTTGAAGATCCTTCAATCTGTCCGCTTCCTGAGAACAGAACCGGAGCGCGTTCACCGGCGATTAAATTGTTCATATCGACACGCGGCAGAACAGGAAGATCCTGTCCGACAGCCGGTGAGGTTTGAACTTGGCAGATAAGTATTGGAACGATGAAAAGTAAGATTCTGAACATTTTAGTTCTCCATGTTTAAGTTCTTGGGGAGCGCGGACATTCCTGTCCGCGCTCCCCATGTAAAGTGAGTTCAGAGTTCAATCATTAGATTGCTAATTCGGGATTATTTAGTGCTCCGCAATCTGAAGATTGAACTCTAAACTCTATTCTCAAAGGAAATAAAACCTTCGTGCTCTTCGTTTCTTCGTGGTGAGCATTTTTCACAGTAGTTTTTCTGGGAATCCACGATACCAGACGTTTTCATAGCGAAAGCGGGGCATTCCCGCCCAGGATTCGCTCTGAATGCCCGGATCGTGGAGCATGAACCCGGTGCCGGGCTGCGCACCGCGATAAACGAACGAGCCTTCAGTAACCCGCAGCACTTCGTCATAGTAGAAGAAGCACAGCTCACCGTTGTATTCCTTGCCCGGGAAGTGATCGCATCGCCGGATATCATCGCTGCAAATAGAACACGTCGGACGACGGAAGGTGAAGCCTAAAGAAGCCTCGCTGTAGATACCGCCGTCGATATTGACGCGCAGATCTTCACTGATGGAATGTGCGCGCATCCAGTAGAATTTCGGGACGATATAGGTTATTTCCGTCTGTTGATCCTGCCATATCTCACCACCGAAGAACCGTGCTACACCGAGGGTATCCTTGCGGTGTCCGATCAAAGCCGGTGCGCCCTGAATCAATTCCAACAAGCGTGACAGGCTCTCGGTTCTGAAGCATCCGTATCCCGCATCGACAGCATCTCCGGCAAGCCGGCAGCGACGAACATAGACATCGTGCTCTGTGACCGGTGTCAGCGGCGGATTGGGAAGATTGTTGATCGCGAAAATATCTTCCCCGGCAACTTTGGTTTGTTCCGGAAGCACAATTCCGGATAGTTCACGTTGAATCCAGTTCATTTTTTCTCTCTAATGTTAGCAAGTTTACAAGTGTACAAGTTCGGAATACAGGCTTTAGCCTGCTTTTTTGGGTTTAGGGTATGCGGTATAGGATTTAAGACACAGGCTGAAGCCTGCACTCTAAACTCTATACCCTAATCCCCATCTCCCGCGCACCCTCATCCTTGGTTATGTATCCGTTGCTGACCTTGAAGTCTATGTTTTCAAGCTCGATCTTCTTGGCGCGCGCCCGTTCAAGGCGAAACGGATCGGGATGATCGGCGAAACGATGACTAACATGTGCCTTTACACTATTCAATTTAAGCTCGAGAGTGCAAAGCCAATCGACTAAATCCGCACCGGACTTCTGATGCGCGGCAACAATCTCCATCAGTAGGTCGAACTGCGACTGCACCCAGTTCTGTGTCGTCTTGTGCGTCCGTCCCAACACCCACGGGAACAGTTTCAAACCGGTAATCACATCCTCAATGACCTGCTCGCGTCCTAACCGCCAATGATGTCCTAGTCCGCTCTCGCCGACAATCGCTACATCGACACCAGCCCAGGTGAAGATGTTATCGTCCGGTTCAAGGCTCTGGAATTGACCGACTACGTCCTTGAAGTAGTTATTGGCGCGGTCGTTGTATGCGATCTCGTCCTCCCACGAGTATTGTTCCGGTCGCTCGATCTTGACCTGCATCCTCGGCGTTCCGGCATTGTGACTTGAACGCGCCATGTCCTCAAGCATCAACTGCTCTACTTCGACAACAAATGGAATCGACGCCAACGGTTCAGCTCCAGCAGGATTGCTCATATCTGTACCCAGTGTGCTGTAGAAAAACAGATTAGGATCGATCTTTTCTTTTTTATCGTTTTCCAGGTCGTGCACGAACGGTGTCCAGCCTTTGGATGTATGTTCCCATCCGATTAGATATGGATCGATATAACGAAAATGGTCGATAGCTTTGTTGTCTTTAGTCAACACAGCCTCACCGGCAAACTTACCGGTAGTGAACAATTCGAGGAAGAAGGCTTCGGTCAGCTTTGTCAGCCCGGAACCGCGACCGTAGGGTATCTCCAGGATGCGGCGATCGAGGTCGATAAACAATTTTTCCGCGCGAATTTTATCATTATCACTCTCTCCTTCGATCAATTGTGTCATCTTTGTTGCGCAAAGCCTGACCCATGCCCATACACCGGCGTTCAGGATCGGGATGTTATCCCGCAGGTAGCGATAGAACTGCCCACGATTATGCCCGTCATAGTAGAAGTCGTTGTATCCGGCGCCGAGCCTGACCGCACCGACCATCCTGCGGTTAAGACCACGCGGGATATAGTTTCGCGGACGGTTAGAGCGGGTGTCGATGTGCGTGCTGTTAAACAGGTTGCGCGACGTCCCACCACGGATTTTGATCAGTCCGTCGGATGTGACATCGACGGATTGAGGTTTCTTTTTCCAGAATGGCATTTTCTCTCCAAGTTTACAAGTTTACAAGTTTACAAGTTGACAAGTTGGCAAGTTGGCAAGTTTGGAATTTTAACTTGAAAACTTGAAAACTCTTATCACCACTGTGTTCCCATAACCTTCGCTCCCGACCAACCCTTCGATTTCTGTCCGAACAGGTTAATAATCAAATAGCGCAAGGCATCCACAGCGTGGTCGTGACCATCATCCTTCGATGGCTTGTTTCCACTCGAATCCCATCGATAATGACGTAAGTGATATAGTGTGCGTTCCACTACCGGCGAGAACTTTAGACTCACGCGACCGGCAGCGTCTTTCAGCATTGACTTGACCAGTTCTACACCTGTCATAATCTCCGACTGTCGATAGATCAGTTTGAAGCCTTGTTTTTTCAATCGCTCAACAGGTGAAATACCGGCATCTGTAATCGCAGCACCAGCGGGATCACATGCGGATTGATATATGTCCGCTTCGGTTATTCCATGTTTTCTGTCGATGTTATGTATTGCCTGCGCCATATCATCGAGCTTTTCATCCCTACCTTCCCATTCATCGAATATAATCATCATGCCATCGGGTAAAAGGTGTGCCCATATTATGTAAGGGTGGCGGTATCCGAAGTCGATTGCACGAAACGTTCGCCCCACTGCCGATTTCCAGCGATAAGGTTTAGACAGGACATGTATATCGGAGTCGTACTCACTATAAATCCTATCGACCAAGACATTGAAGTCAATTTCGTATTCCTGGCGCCAACGTACTTCAGAGAGTCCGCGTTGTGCTTCTGCTTTCCATTCTTCATCTCGCCTCGGGTGCAGAGTCCAATGTAGCTTAATCTTACCAAAGCCGTTCTGATGATCGTTAAACAGTTTGTAGAAGACGTTATCCGTACCGTTCGGAGTCGAAACACCGATGAAAATACCACCGGAATCGATTGCCGGTTTTACGGAGGTCCAGATAGCTTCCGAATACGGTGTGAACGCCATTTCATCCCAGAATATTCCAGACGGACTATGCATACGAACAGCGTCTTCAGTAGCAGGCAGAGACAGGATACGGCTGCCGTTCTCACATTCGATTTCGTGGTTTTTAACTTTTATCGTCGATCGTTCAATCCTTGGCAGACGCGATATCATCAACTTCAATCGTTTAACTAATTCATTCGTATCGCGAGCGCCTTTCGAGAGAAGGAGATAAACACCAGGCTCTTCATACAGCGCTCGATAAAGCATCCAGGCGCTAATCGTCCATGTAGCGAACATCTGTCGCGATTTGGCGATAATAATGATTCGGTTCATATCGAGTGCATCGACCATGTCGCGCAGAAACGGATAATCAGGGAAACGTTTAATTCCGCCGGTTGCGTCGAGCGTTTGGACGTTTTTCGTCAGCCAGTTCCAGATTGTGTTTGGTTTCATTCAAGTACCAGGTGTCAAGTGTCAAGTATCAAGTGTTTGGAGTGCGCAAACATAGCTTGCGTACTCCAGACTCAGGCACGCTGAAGCGTGTACTCCGAACTCTATTTACCGCCACTCCCAGCTTGAGTTACCTCGCTTAGCGCCGCCAGTTGCCACCGGCACGCGGAGGAATGGGCGCAGCGTTTGCCAGGCAAGGGTTTCATACTGCTCAGCAAGATTACGCCAACCGCGGGACCTGCCTTCGGCAGCGGTTTGTCCGTCGGACAACGCCCGAGACGCAAGCCCGCGGCATACTACCGCAAGCGTCAGTTCCGTCGCGCCGGTGGTCAATCCCTGATCGGAGGAGTTCTCATCGTATTCACTCTTCAAACGTGCCAGAATTTTGTCTTCCACCTCATCGAGAGCTTCCGGCAACAGTTCATCGATGGCGGATTCCGCCGTCAGTTTATAGTCTATCCATATCGTTGTCTGCGAAATCAATCCACCGCCGGAAACCTTGCTGATCGTACCGTAGCTGTAATCTATCGTGTAATCGACAGTTCGGAACATTATCTCATAACGCTGGTAATAGGCTTGTATCGAGGCGCCATCGGCGATTGAACCACCGGCAACGCGCCGTATTTCGCCATCGGCAGGATTGAAACAATAATCCACATCCAATTGATAGACTGTCTGCAGTCCGTCGTCAACAGATGCGACAATCTGTTCGGGGACCAGATCGCTATAGTTGAGCTGCACCCAAGTCTCGCCGTTGAGAGTGATTCCTGATTGCGAGAAAGGCGCAAGTTGCACCATCGTCTTGACTCGTTCGCTATCCGACACAATCCCGCGATGCGGCAGGATGCCGGAACCGTTGGCGTCTAATTGCACCGGCACATCAGAGTATTCGACCGGTTGTTGGTCGAGCGAAAGAAGATGTTTTTTTACGGTGTCTTCGTCTGTCCAAGTCATAATTTCTCCAAGTTTGCATGTTTACAAATTAGCAAGTTTACAAGTTGGCAAGTTTACAGGTTGACAAGTTATCCTGTTAACTTGAAAACTTGTGAACTTGCTAACTTGAAAACTAAATAAACTGCAAATGCACAGTCACCCATAGCGTTGTGTTCATTCCCGCACCGTTAGCGGCAAGGGTTGTGTTGATGCCGTTTATGCGTAAAGTCACGTTGAAGTTACCGCCGGAAGCTACCGCATAGACGGATAAGCGCTCACCTTGTGACACTGTTATGTTGCCAGAGCTGCTGACCAATACAGTTCCATCCCAGCAGTCAATGCGATAGATGCGGGCTGCTCTCGGCAGCGGGAATCCGTCACCTGCTTCTCCACCTGATCCTTTCAGATAGGTTGAAGAAGTCGTTACCTGCGCCGAGAAGCACAGCAGGATATCAGCGCGTTTAGCGAGGAGGTAGTTCAGGGTTTTGTTTATTGACATTGTTCTCTCTTTAGTGTGAAAGTGCGAAAGTATGAAAGTGCAAAAGTAATAATGTGTTATTTGGTTGATAGTGTCAGTATTTGATTGTTTTTCGTAATTATTAATATTATATTTCTGAAGTGTCAGGTTGCGTAGGACATCAGTTCTGGAATCGACCGCTGTATGTGCCCCGTTGTCAAGGGCATTTGCAGTCAGTTAGTGCGGGATGGTTTTGCTGTCCCGCGTTTTTTTTGGTATCGCGGTATTTATAACGCTAATTTGGCGTCATAAATGCCGCGATACCAGTCTGTAAGACACGCTGAAGCGTGTACTCCAAACTCAAGTACGTTGAAGCGTGTACTCCTAACTCCAGCAGGCTGAAGCGTGTACTCTAAACTTTTCTTCCCCTAAGGCAGCTCAGAGCCCAGCGTTAGGTTTTGACTCATCTTGCCGCCCCGGGGAGAAAATTATTGGAAGTTGTCGCAGGTAAGGATCCCGACGGTTCGGGACAGGCTGCCTACGCTACCGATGTGGATTCTTCATCCATCATCCTTCATCCTTCATCCTTTAGTAGTCCGACACCAGCGCCGTTCCATCTACCATTACCGTATAGACAGATTCCTTCGATACTACCGCCGTTTCGAGCTTCTGATTAATGACCTTTTCAGCCTCGATCATCAACGGTTGCGCGATTGTCTCGCGCATTGCAAAACGACAGTCGAGGGCGAGCAGCTTTGTCGATGTTGCGTTGGGCGTTACAACTAACCGGGCGTTGACAGGCAGGAAGGATCGATAATCTCCGCGACGCTGGAACAGTTCCGCTTCACGCCAGGCATTCGGATCCTGGAACTGGCTCAGATTGACAATAGTCTCGATGTCGGACTGAGTGGCGAGTATGTGCGTGATATGCGCTGGAACGTCGAACGACATCGCCAGGTGAACCATGTCACTGTATGCGAACGTGCCTGCATTGCCGTCAAAAACGTCAGTTGCAGCCGGGGACGTGCCATCGCCATCGACGAGTATATCGTATATATCATCGATCTCATCGTAAGCCATCTGAGCGCCGATCCACCACAGAAAGACACGGAATTCCGTCAGTTTCTGATTCCGTACAACGCGGTAAGAAAAGTCAAACTGTCTGCCGCGGTCGATGATAGCGGCTTCCTTGTCGCGGTAGAGCAGTTCTACACGCGGATAAGCACTCCCGCCACCGCTGCCGCGTTTGGCGAGGGATTCTTTAGCGTTATCCGAACGGATATAGATCGGACGAACGGTCGGACCGGATTCATACACCTGGGATGCTACAAGTTCCGTAGGATCTTGCACCATCTTGTAGCCGCGCTGGATTTCGCGCTGGATGTATTCCGGCAGCAAGATTAATCCGCCACCCACAAAGAATTGTTCCATCGAGATCGCGCGCGGTCCACCGGATATGACGCCATGCATTGCAAGCTGACGCTCGAATGCATCTAGCTGGCTATTAGGTTCGCTCGGATCGATCTGTTCGATCAGATCGGTAAAGCTGATACTCTGTTCCTGTGCTTCAGAATACAGAGCAAGATTACCGGAACGCGAGTGAGTAGTTATCAGTTCTTTCAGTTTTCGTGTGTTGTCATGAATTTGATTCATTGTTTTCCTCAAGTTTTCAGGTTTACAAGTTAGCGAGTTAAGCACTCTGGTACTTTGGCACTTTAGTACTTATCCCAACCATACATCGCACGTCTCATTTGTATTATCGACGGCGATGACCTG